TTGAAGATGCTCTTCCTCTTGTGCCACCGCCAAACTTATCTTTATTGAAAAATACGTCTCCAGATATCTTGATATGATAAGCATCTAAAGTAGTCTTGCCTTCAATTGTATTTGTAACATCTATCATATTATGAGTTGTATTGATTTTGCGTAAGGATACACCTGATAATTCGTATTTTTGAACAGGAGTATCTATGTCATAGGTTCTTGCAAAAGTGCCATCGAGACCTCTGGTAATTGTTCCTGTCAATTGGTTTGCTCCAACTGAGGTATAAGTTATTATTTCATCACCTATAAGTGCAACGCCAGGATTGCTTGCAGACACTTGAGCACCCTCAAAGAAGTTGAAACCTATACTACTAGCAACACTAACAGCACTTGTTTGACTAACTGCATATCCAACAGTAAGTCTTGTAGGCACGAGGTCACCTGTTACACCAGCAATCTTGACCACATTATTTACGTCATGCATACCGTGATTAGGATGACTTACCTTAAATATTTTTCCATCATATTGATCTGAGTTTACAGTCACAGTAGATGGCACAATATCATTGACAGTAACACCGTAACCTAAACTTGAATCATGATATTGAATTAGATCTGTGGTGTTGAAATCATTACCACTTACATTTGTAAGCACAAGTGAGTTTACACCTGTGGTTACACCAACATTGAATGTCAAGTTTTGACCTAATCCTTTTGTTCCTATTAGTGCAGTCAAAGTGTCACCTACAACATATCCTGTACCAGTTGAAGAAGTGACTGTAACAGCAGTTGCTACGTTACCGTCAACACTTATATTTGCTGTGGCATTCGATCCAGATCCTGTCACTGTTATCAATGATACATCATTATATTGACCATCCTCATATCCAGTTCCTGCATTGAGTATTGTAAGTGCTGATCCACCCTCATCTAAATGAGAGAGTTTTTCAGTTACAAAACCATTTGCAGTTCTATTGTTTTGTTTTATTTGAGTACCAATATCAATTATACCTGACTCAATAGCAGATCCTAACCCAACAACAACTCTTCTAGAGAATGTTTCAATGGGGTTTTCTGGAAGTTGATTTCTTTCAGCAAAATCTCCTAATTGTGGATTGTACATTCTAAATGTGCCAGTCTGATCAGTAAACTGTGCCTTATAAGCAGTATACTTCATGTCTTCAAGTTGAGAGGCAGTCCACGTTCCAGCATTCTGACCCTTAAACAAGGATCCTAATGTAGGTTGTTTACTTATAACTACTTTTTGTAGATCTGATTGATTGGCACTGCTTATCTCGACTTCTCCAACTTGTGATATCCACTGATTATACTCATCTGTCATAGTAAGGACAACAAACGCATACTCACCAGTCGGACAATATACTGGAGCAGGAAATGTGCATCGTGTAGGTATCGTAGCATCATCAGATACATTAACATCTCTAGGATTTAATATACAAATAGAATTTGGCATTATATCTCTAGTTGGATAACCATTAACTACAGGAGCAATACGAACCTCTAAAGGTATTGTCTCAGATCTACTTTGGAAAAATAAATCAACAGCAGTGAAAAAACAACCTGGTTGGTCTGAAACAAGGAAACTTTGTGCTAATGGATCATCATCATCCCACCACCAAGGATCTCGTGGAACCTCTCTAATAACTTCTCTAATAACCTCAACTTCTCTTACAACTTCTACTTCTCTTATTACCTCAACTTCAACTTCTTCAATTTGAACAACAGGAACTTCTACAATTCTATCTACGAAAACTGTTACAACTTCAGGTTCTGGAGGAGGAGAAGGGACTTCAATGAATACCTCAACAGGAACCTCCCTCTCTACCACAACCTCAACAGGAACTTCTACCTGAACTTCTTGAACAACTGTTTGTACAACAGGAACCTCAACTTCTTGTATAACGGTATTGTTGATTATAACTGGGGGTGGAATGACAGGAGGAGCAGGTTCTCTTCTTGTTATTGTGGTTTCTGTTATTTCAAATCCCTCAGAGAAGAAATCAGCTCCAGCAGAACTAAAGTTTAAACCTGATATTTGATCTTGAGGTCTTAGACTTGAAAGTATAAGTGTGCTTGTACCTGCGTCAAAAGTTTGACCTCTAATATACAAACTTCCTATGATTGCTCCAAGATCGTCAGATACCAATCTTAGATTGGTTATTTGTGCCTCAGCACCACTAGTCTCACCAACCAGTCTCATTCCTATTAATGCTTGACCAAAGAAGTTTCCATCAGACTTTTGGTTTAGAGAAGCAGTATCAACATTTAATACTGTTGATGTTTCTGAGTATTCAGATGGCAATCCAACCACACCCGTACTGTAAGGATTGATAGCGTAAACAACTGTAGGATTATTAAAAGGACCGTCTTTATGATCAGGAACACATAATCTAAATCTAAGACCTGTCCCTTGACTTACGTTTTGAGTATCAACAGTTGTACCACGAACAGTCTCACCTATTTGGAAAGAACCTTGAATCGGTTCTACCTCTAAAAGTTTTGGTATAACACGACTCCTACTCTCAATCATGTCCTCAGCATCAAAAGAGCAAAAATGGAGTGTGTTTGGTTTTAGTCTTGTTGCAACAAATTGAATATTTTGTTCTCTGATTGTGGGAACAGGTTCTGTTTGTGAAATAAAATCATTACCATAACCTATACCACCATCTCTTGTAACAAACCTTCTATCTACAAATACATCACTGTCTGGATTTAGTGTAAGAGACCCGTTATACTTACGAGTCATGTAAGGGTTTACATTTTCAACTCTACTTGCAAATGGTTGTTCAAAATCAATTATATTTACATAATCCAAGGTTATAAGATCACCTGTTCTTCGTATGTTAGGTGAAGTAAGATCATTAGCAAATCTTGGATCAATTGTGACATCAGGTGTTCCATTCAATCCCACAATTTGTTCTGATCCAATTAGAAGATCTATAGAATCATTATTATTTCTTGCTACTAAGTTTCCATCTTTAACATCATACTTAAGTGTTGATTGACCTAAATCAGCAACGTCAAAATTATTAAATGTATCAACAACAAACCCATTCTTAAATCTATCTAAACCTGTGTCAGGATCACTTATAACTAAATTTTCTGTTGCAGTTTCTAATAAACTTAGAGACGTTACTTCTTCTAAAGTTTCAATACGATCCTCTAATTTACCTATATCCTTCATTGTATATCTTTTGTTTCCACGAGAAGTTATAGTAACGTCTTGTGTAGCATCATATACGTATGGTTTATAATCTATCCTTGCCAGTTCAAAAGAGTCAGAAAGTGGTTCTGGTTCTGTTGGATTTACAGCAGGAATACCTTTCTTAACAGTAAACGTGTAATCATTATTTTTGTAAGAGAGGTATAATCTATCAATTCTTGGTAAGTAGAAGTTGTAATCAAAAATTATATTTTCATCTGACACAAGAACATTAGATGCTGATCCAGTTGTTGTAAAATCTCTTGAGTCAAACTCAAAAGGAGATCTACTTCCTGAGTAATCAGCGACTCTTGGTCTCAAGTCAATGACATCAGTGTTTCTTGCACCACCAAATGTAGGAACAGTGTCATATCTATCTGCACCATAACTGTTTACACATACAACATCACCAGAATCTAAAGCATTAATGGTGTAATGATCATAGAATATTTTAAGTTGACCCTGTGGTTTTGGAGAATTTTGTTTTCTTACTATTCGACCAAAATCATAATACTCAGATCTTTGCCCTGAATCTACAATAAAATTATTTCTAATGTTTGGATCGCCAGGTGATACTTGAGACAGATTTGCTGTTATACCACTTTCTTGGAATACAACATCCTCAGATTCTTTGAATGAAGAGTTGTTTTTGAAGCAAACCTCTACTTTGTTAGTGCCACTTCTAGATAAGACCATAGCAGACGCACCAGAACTTTTTCCTACGCCTACCTCTCCTAATATAATATCTGAATTATCTCCATTAGGTCCTGTAAATGAATTTAATACTAATGATGGAATAGTTGGCACACCATTTCCTGAAGATTCAAATACGGCATGAACATCAACAACATCAGCAACGTCAAGTGATATCTCTCTATCTTGTACACGTTTACCATATACATTACTAAAAGTAAGACCATCAGCGATTGATGTGCTTACACCTGAAAAAGATCTTTCAGATCCTGTAACCGTAACAGACTTACCTCTTACAAGATTTTTTTGTTTTGCTTTTACCTTTGTTTTTTGTGTTGTAACGTGAACGACAACATTGCTTTGAGAAGCAGTCAAACCTGATATTGTTGCACCTTTACTACCATTTGTCAAGACAAACTGATCAGATGTTAGAGGTTCTATAGTGCCGTCAGAATAAAATATACCATACCTCTCCTCATCAAAAGCTGCGTATACTTTATCAGTTCCTGTCAATGAAGGTAAGTCTAATTGTCCAGAACCATCTGTGTTCTCACCAGTTATCTCCTCTCTAAATTGCAAGGAAGAATCTGTAAGGTCAATAGATTCTATGTTGGTGTTTGGTAATTCTGAATATAAAAATCCACTTTGAGATGCTCTTAAGTTAGATGCAACTATTTGCAATCCACTTACAGTAACGTTTGAGGTTGGTAAATCCTTACTACAAATACCACTAACATCATTAGGTGCTGCAACCACAGTTACCGTTCTATTTGTTAGATTAATAGAACTCACTTGATTGAATGTATTGTCTGTTACCCCTGCTAACTTATATGATATAATATCACCTACCTTAAAGTTTTTTACCCAACCAACCGATCCACTAGTTATTACACCACCTGTTGTTATGGTAAAAGATCTTCCACCAAAATCTTGTTTTGGTTCCAACACTACATCTGCAGCAAAGGTTCTTGATCCACCAGTTGATCTTACTGATTTTACATCTGCTAAATCTTTTTCACTTATAGATCTAACAACTTTTCCATCTTGTACACCATTGATAATAATAGGTTCATCAACAATAAATTGACCCGATGTTTGTGTTAGTACCAAATCTGCTGAATTTGATACGGCAGTTTTTAGATAACCTCTCGCACCTGATCTTGAACCCTCTATAAAAGCAGGCACAGAGAGAGTGGTGGTTGTGTTTATCGTGACTGTGGTATCAGTTTGTATGTCCCAAAGGAATAAATCAAATTGAGTTTCATTACCAGTATAATTTGCGTTAGTTGTTTTATAATCATATACCCTTGCTCTTCCAATGCTATTTCCAGCAGCAGTCGATTTTGTAGCACCTAATCTTGTATCACGTAAATCAATGAAATCAGAGTTAGTAGCGTTTAATTTAATTTGAGCACCGTTTAAAGTATTGTTTACTGAAAGTTTATTTCCTGCTTGAAATGGTATGGCACTGCTTGTTATTTTTTTTGTGGTTCTAGGTTTTTCTACATCTAAAACTCTAAAACCGCATACCTTTACCTCAAAACCTTTTACATACGCTTTACCTGGTCCTATTTTTATATTGAGTAAATCTTTTGATGGTACATTACCTCTTCTTGTTTTTTGCTCAGGAAAATATGTTCCAAAAACAGAGTGTCTATCATTAAGACACTCTTTTGCTTGTAAACTAAATCTATCTACAAAATAATCTCCACTCTCATCATGTGTTCTTCTTGCAAGTTCCTTTGCAAGTTCGTCGTACTGTGTATTGTTGGTTAACTTTTCTGCTGATCCTTTGTCACTCCTAAACAACTCAATGAAGTTTTCATCACTCAAATTATCTAATGGTTTTTTAGTAAGTTCTAAACTTATTTTTAATCTGTCTGCACCTGGTGCAGTAAAGTTTGAGAATCCTGCAGCGTTGTCATATAAAGTTTCATCATCAACAGCAGTCACTATATCCTCTTTCACGAGGAAACCAACTCTACATGTTGGATTTGGATTGTATTGATCTAATAAAATAGTTTTTGTTGGAACCTCTACAAAAGCACCACGAGCAAAAAATATACCCTTTGTTACTGTAAAAGCAGAACCTTGTGCTGTAGCATTCGATTGTATACAGGTGGCAAAATCTGAACCTCCAGCAATAGTTGTTGTCCCATAAGTAACAGGAACTGTTGTAAATAAATTCTCTCCACTTGAGAACAATTCTTGAGATTTGTTTTTACCAGAAGTTAAGTATTTTATATAAAGAGTAGTATGTCCTGTCTCCGATTGAGATGCAGATAGAACTTTAACAACTTTTGCGGTAACTCCAGAAATTTTACCCTTGATATTTACACCTATAAATCTATCAAAATAAAGTTCAACAGGAACACCAGAAAATGTAGACTCAACTTTTACAGCAGTATATTCTTGATCAAATCCAAAAGAACCAGGTATAACAACAGATCCTTCTTTAAAAATATGTTTACCAAATTTTTCAATCTGTCCTTGTAAGATAGATTGTAAAGTTGTTAACTCTCTTGCTTGAACAGGAGTGCCAGGTTTGAATAAGACTCGATTGAAGTTTTTCGACGACTCAAAATCATCAAAATATGGACTAGCATTTAAATTGGTGTTCTGTGGCATTTTATCAGAATTCTAAGATGATTTTAATATCTTCCCTTTGGTTTGAGGCTCTTGTCACTTCTGGTCTGTTATCAATGTATATGATATCACCAGAATGTTTTTTTATTTCTGGTTCTGCTATTCCGTTTGTAAACGATTGACCGAAGTAAAAAGTTTTAGCATTTATTGTTGTTGAGACTCCAACAAAACCAGTGTCAATACCAACGGTTTCTGTCCCTGAGGTAGTTGTTACAACAACATTAGTGCTACCGCCAGTGCCAGGTGTATTGCTGAACTTATTTAGCTTGTATCCAAAGGTAGGTGGTGTTCCATTGGAATCATTTGTTGCAAGAGATCTATCTTGCCAATATCTCAATACTTGAGTAGAGTTATCATAGGATATAATTTTACCTACAGCAGTTGATCCAACTCCCACAGTTTGAGTGATTAAACCATCTATGGATGCTGACAAACTATCTGCAGTAGCACCTGTAACACGTAATGCTTTTGTATTTGTAACACTTGCTGCTGTCAACAAATTAGTGCTGCCATTTTCTATAGGATTTTTAAGAATTCCTATTCTAGCAAATTGATTTCCTGAGGGAAAATCAGGATTAGTAACATCATTATTTTCAATTCTCGAATAAACCAATACTTTATTTGACCCTAACTCTGTGTATACGTCAGCACCATGACCGCCTGGCGGTGGTATGATAACAGAGAATGATGCACCAGCACCTGTAACAACTGAGTCTAAATCTAAAGTTGCAAAAGAGTAATCAGAACCACCATTTGTCACTTGAACAGAAGACGGTTTACCATTTAGAAATGTTACTGAAGCTAATCCACCCTCACCATCACCTCTTATTGGAACATTGTTTTTTGTGCCGTTAAATTGATATGCAGCACTAGTCGTGTCCTCAATGGTTATTACCTCAATTTTTCCATTTATGGCAGCATTTCTCACATCAGCACAGTCAGGATTATTTGCGTAATCTGCTGGTGTAGGT